CGTCACGCCCCACATCGTTTCGCCGCCGGGATCGGCCGGGTTGTTCGAATAGCCGCCCTCGTTGCCGATCAGCGCGGTAAATGCATCGTCGAAGCTAGTCATTTGCTTGCCTTCTGGTCGATGTTGTTGGCCCGGAATTCGAGGACTGTCAACCGGTTGTCGTCCTTGCGCAGCTCGTTGCCGACGTCGAACTGATACTTCGCGAACTGCTCGTCGCGCGCCTGCTTCGCGCGGTTCAGATCGTCGGTCCACGGCTTCCACTGCGAATACAGACCGCCAGCGACCGCCACGATGGCGGCGCCGACGCTCGCCAGCACACGGACCGCGCGCCGGTTGCCGATCATGTCGTCACGTAGAGGCTGGATTTCTTCCTTTCGAAGCATCTGGATCGCGCCGTCAAACTCGTCCGATTTCTCGAACAGTCGTTTCTGGCCGCTTTCGAGTCCTCTGATCTGCTGCGCCTGTTCGGTCAGCGAAAGTTGAAGCTGAACAAGCATGTTCAACTGGCCTTCGATGCGCTTCTGCCCATCGAGGAAGTTATTCACACGTTCGACGAGAACCTTCACTTCCGCTTCGTTCATGTCATCGGCCAATTTGGAATCCCCGGTTTCGCCTCGTCTATACTTGCCAGCGCGGCATAAAAAAGGCCGCTTCTGGAGCGGCTCTCATGTACGAACAGATCATCGAGTTGGGCCTGATCAAGCTGGCCATCATTTCGGTCGCAGGCTTCCTATGGGGCATTTACAAAGCCGCCAAGCAGCCCGTTCACAACGGCTGGTCGACCGTAGTTCAGGAGCCCGCGCACCACCGGGCCTGGAAGCGCCTGACCGGCCGGCGCGGCAGCACGAGCGTCGAGGAACGGCAGGAGCGTATCCGCATCGAGTAGATAGCCGCCCAGCTTCCCCTGCAGTTTCGTACCCACTGCCTGCCCGATCTTGTTCGATGCGGCGAGCGCCCCGCCTGCCGCCAATGGATGACCTGCGAGAAGGGCGCCGCCGGCGGCGACCGCCTTCCCCAGCCCTGTAGCCCCCTGGAAACTCGGCCCGTACAACTGCTTCGCGAGCCACCCGTTCGCCGCGAGGTTGTAGGCGGTGTCACTACCGGGCGAGCGGATCGAATTTGAGACCGTTGCGCGCTGCAAGTCCTGTCCAATGCCCTGAAGCGCACCGAGCGCGTTGGCGTCAATGCCATGGTCCGCGCCGCTCATCGCCTTCGTGAGCGCGGCCCGGTACGGCATCAGTTGGATTTCCGGCGCACCGCCCGCGTTCATCGCGCGCGTGCCCAGACCGTTTGCGATCTGCTGCCCCACTTCCATGGTGTTCACCGGCACGCTGCCAGAGGCATACGCGCCGCGAGCCTGCTGCACGCCGGGTATGTACTGCTGCGTCCACTGATCGACGTTGTTTTTCAGCGCTGCGAGCGCACCGGCCTTTGTCGTCGAACCGCTGCTTTTCGCCTCGTTGATCATGTCGCCAAGCGCGCGGGACGTGTAATCGAGCGCTGCCCCATTGATCGCCTTCGACTGCGGGCTCGGCCACACCGGCGCGACGCCGCGCCCGACCGCTGCGTCCAGTGACGCGAGCTGGTTGGCGCGTTGCATCGCATCCTGCATTTCCGGGATCTGCGCATAACGCATGAAGGCCGGCCCAACATTCGCAGTCGACTGGTGGGCAGAGTTGTAGAGGGGCTGAGCGGCGGCGTCGCGCGCCTGCTTTGCGGCATCGAGCGTCGTCTGATCCTGCGCTACGCCCATCAGTGCCTGCCAGCGCGCATCGTTGTTATCGATGGTGCGATTGAGCAGGTCGGTCCTGAAATCGGGGCTCGAATTGGCGAGCGCCTTTTCGGTCTGCACGAGCATCGGATTTGCACCAGCCTGCGCCGTCGTCGGAACCGATCCGGGCACGAACTGCTGAGCCCCCCGGATGTTCTGCGCAACGGCGGCTGCATCCTGCGGAGAGAGCGCACCGGCGAGCCCGTTGCCGACAAACTTCCCCGGCTGCACGACAGGCTGAGCGACGTTCCACAGCCCCCTGCCGGCCGCCGCAGCGCCGCCGAATGCGGCAGGCGCGGCCCCGCCGAGCGCGGCGCCAATACCCATCTGAGTAGCCTTCTGCCCTGCGTACGTCTGGTCGCCAACTGGTGCGCTCGTCGGCATCATTCCCGCGCCGGCCGCGCCCTGCAGCGCGCCTACGCCGACCTTGGCCGGCAGAGAGAGGCCTGCGTATTCAGGACCGATAGCGAGCGTCGGCGCAGTGCCGACGGCATTGCCAGCAAGTCGAGACCAGTCGATTCCCGTCTTGCCATTGGCCGCGCGCTGCGCCTCATACTGCTGGTTCTGGGTGTCGATGGCCTGCTGAATCTGCGGCAGCGCCGCGCGCGCGTCCTTGGCGAACTGCGAGTTCGGCGCAATCTTGTCGGCACCCCACGACAACGCGTGCGCGATGCCTTGGGCAGTGCCCTTCGCTGCGTCGCCGACACCGGTCAGAAAACCGCCGAGCGGTGCCGGACCACTCGGTGCCGCCGCGGCTGGTGTCGCCGCTGTGGCGGCCGGCGCCGGCGTGCCCGCGAGGAAAGCATCAAACGACTGCGCGCCTCGCTGCGCCGGAGCATCCAGGTAATCGTCGAAATCGCTCATTTCAGCAACCCGTTGTTGAATGCCCACTCGAAGTTCGAGCGTAGGGAAGGATTCGCGGTGATCGCGGCCTTAACCGCCGCGCGCTTGATGTCGCTCGACGGCATCTGAAGGATCGGCGCCATTGACGGCTTGATGTGCTGGTCGAACTCATTGGACAGTCGCGTAAATGTCTGCGAGTCACCGGAGTTGTACGCCGGCGTCAGCAAGTTGGTTTTCAGTTGGCTGGCGACGATCTGATTGCGCTGTGTCTGCAGACCGTCCTGCTGCGCCGATTGCGGCTTGCCATAGTCAGGAACCGATTCGCCGACAAGCGCACGTCCCGCGTCTGTGCCGTTCAGACCACCCTGCTTCGCGATCAGACCGATGACGTTGGCACGTTGCTTTTCGTATTCGGCGGCGTCCGGACTGAGTGCCGTAGCAACGGTATTTGTCCCGAGTGGCCCAGCCATCAGCGGGCTCTTGCGTTTGGATAGTGCAATCATCTTGTCGATGGCTTCCAGGGCGGCAGGAGCCGCGGCGCTACCGGACTGCAGCGCGGAATACTGCTCTTTCATCGTATCGGCCGGCGCAGCGTTCGCTGCGTTGGCGTTCGACGTCTGGCCGAGCGGCGGTGCAGAAGCGAATGCACCCGTGCGGGCCGGCGCGGCAGACGGAGTTCCTTGCACACCCGGATAGCCAAACACCCCCTGCGGGCCGTTCTCGTGCAGCATGATTGCCGACCCGAGTGCATGCCGCACGACCGGCTGGGACAGGTCAATCGGCTGATTCGGCTTCAGGCCAAGACGCTGCGAGACATCGGAAATATAGGCTTGCGTGTCGTTCTCGTTCGGCGGCGCCCACTTCGAGATCACGCCGGCCAGCGTATTGACGCCCTGCTTGCCATAGCTTTGCAAGTTGTTGTCGATTGCCTGCAGGCCGGTCTGCTGATCCGGATATTGCGCGAGTTTGCCTCCGGGCATGAGCGCGCCGGGATTGTTGTTTCGCATCGGTGCAGGAGCACCCGCCGGAGCGCCTCCAGCCGCGTCCGCCACATTCGACACGGTCTGCTTGATCATGCCGCCCTTGCCGCCGTTCGCTGCTGGGTCCCACACATCCTGCAACTCATATTGCGCCTTGCCACCGGCGTTCGCCGCCGTGCTCGCGCGGATCGCATCGAGACCGCCCTGAACTGGCGTCGTGCGCCATGTCCCATCAGCGAGAGGAACGTTTTCGAATCCTGCAGGAGCTGCAGCGGGCGTGCTGCGCAGTTGACCATCGCTGCCGATATATGCGCCGCCCGGACGCAGCGCGACCGGCGAAATGTAGTTCGTCTTGCTGATGTTGTCGCGCAGGATCTGCTTCCCCTGGGGACTCGAAGGATCGATGCCGGCCGCACGCAGCGTCTTTTGCAGGTCTGTCGGCGCATACTGGCCGGCCGCGATCTCGAACAGCTTTGTCGGATCGGTCATCAGCCCGAAGCCGGCAAGGTTGTTCGGGATGTTGCCGAAAAGCGGCGAGCGCTGGGAGCCAGCCGACTGCTGTGCATCAGGCGCTGCTGGCGCAGCAGAAGGCGGCTGAGGCGCTGCGCCGATCCCCGGAACAGGAGCGCTCTGCACGCCTGAACCAGAGCCGCCAGCGCCCGCGGGAAGGCCGCCAGCGTCGATCTGCGGAGTGGCCTGCTGCTGCGGTTGCACGCCCTGTTGACCACCGCCGAGGAGACTTGATGCGGTGTCATAGAGCAACTGGTTCTTTTTCAACTGGAAGCCGAGTTGCTGCAACTGTGCGTTCTGCATCTGCTGTTGCATCTGCAACTGCTTCGATTGCTGATACTGTCCCAAGCCTTCGAGGCCGCCCATACCGATAGCCTGCGTGCCGGACGTGAGGCCGCGGTTGTGCGCGAGGATGCCGAGCCCGGCGGCAATCAAGCCGTCGGCCGTGGGCTGCGACTGAGGCGATTGCGCCCAGCCCGTGAAACTGTCAAGAAGTCCCATTTTTCACCCGAGCGGATTTTGACGTTGCAGCATCATTTGCTGAAGAAGCGACTGTGCCCCGCCGCTGCCGAGCGTGTACGGCGTCGTGATAGCGGACGCCGGCATATAGCTGGCCGAGTTCGGCGCGCGATAGGGCGTTCGCGAAAAATTCTGCGGCTGGTATCCGCTGTTCTGCTGCTGAGGCATCGCTGCTTGCATGCCTCGCGAAATCGCCTGGTTTTCTAGGTAGTCGGTCGCCTTGGCGTACAGCGGGTTGTTGAGTAGCCCGCCCATCGACGAGCCCCCCAGCGCTGACGATCCAGCCACCTCACCAGACAGACCACCGCCAAGCGCTCCGCTTGCGGTGCCGGTCATGCCGCCGCCCGGCAGCAATCCACTGAACAGCCCCGACGGTGCCGCGCCGAGCGTGCCGCCGAGATCGCCCGCAGTCGCCCCGGCCAGCCCTGATCCGCTTGCGGAAACGCCGCCGGTAAGCCCCGCGTCGCCAAATGCGGCCGGACCCGAGAAGAAGCCGGTGAAGCCGCCAGCGCCGGCCGTACCGAGGCCATCCGCCGTGGCGCTCGCAGCGGGCGCACCAATCGCGAGCCCCGCGCCCGCGCCATCAGCAGCGAGCCCAGCACCCAACCCATCAGCCGCAGCGCCGGCGCCCGCGCCAGCACCGCCGCCCGCGCCGGCCAGCGCACCATCGAGTGCGCCGCCGGTGAAGACGGAGCCGATCGCCAGACCGATCGCATCGCCCGGCTTCGCATAGCCTAGGTTCGCGAGGTTGTCGACGACGCCGATCCGGCGCAGCGGGTTGATCGCGGAGTCGAGCTTGTTGATCGGCTGCGCGATCGGCTGAAGCGCCTGGTTCGTCCACTTCGGAATCTGCTTGGACGTGAGGTCCGCCCACTTGCCGCCGCTGACCCATGAAAGCGGGTCGGTCCATTTCTGGATAGGCTCGGTGATCGCGCCGATCGGCGAGTCCTGATTCGTTGGGCTGAGAGCATTGCCGACGCCGGACATGATCAGCTCCCGAATGCTTTGAGAAGGCCGCCGCCGAGTGCAGCACCACCGCCAATCAGCGCCGCAGTGTTGCTGCCGCCGCTTTGCGTGGAAGTCGTGACGCCCTGCGCACCGTTGCCCAGTGCGCCGGACAGTGCGCTCTGCAACACGCCGAGTTGCTGATACGGCGAGTACGCCTGGTTGTACCACTGCTGGTACTGGGCATTCAGCTCATTCTGGTTCTGGGTCTGCTGCTGGGTGCCAGCATTCATCAACTGGCCGGCGCCGTAGTAGTTCGCCTGATTCAGGTTTGGCGCGAGGCTCGCGGCCGAGAGCGCATTGCTCTGGCCGGCGTTGTAGTTCTGGCTGTTCAACGCGTTGTTGAGCTGCGTGTAGTTCAGGTTGTTGCTCTGGTTCGCCAGATTCGTCGCCGTATCGAGCGATGCCTGATTGCCGGCCGCCTGCTGCGTGCTGGCGTAAGCGTTGCCGCGCAATTGCGTATCGACGTTCGTCAACGCATTGGCCAACTGGTTGTTCTGCTGATCTTGCGTCTGCTGCATGGCTGAGCCGCCAAACGCGCCGGCGTTACGAAACTGCGCCATGGTCTGCGCCGCGGTGCCCGCGGTGTACTGGTTCGTCAGATCGGTCTGTGCCTTGTTGACCTGCTGATCCAGATACGGATTGTCCATCGTCGCATACTGATTCTGCGAGGCCTGCACGTTCTGTCCGACGTACTGGTTGGTCTGCGGCGCATAGGCGTTGCCGCCGTTCGTCGTGGCATTAGCGACATACTGGTTCGCGCCATTCAACGCCGCGTTTCCCTGCGCGTTGAGTTGCTGAACCTGGTTGATCGCCGCGTTCTGGTTGCCGTTCAACCCCGCGACAAGCTGGCCGCCATACTGCGGCATCTGCTGGTTGGCGAGGTCGGTGCCGGTGCTCAGGATCTGCTGGGCCGCCGGCTGCGCATAGCCAGGGAGAGCCTGTGTCGTGGTTTGCGAACCACCGCTGCTGCTTCCGCCGCTCATGATTGGATTTTCCTTTCGTAGACGGTCTCGCGCACGCGAAACCCATGTTTAGGAGCGACCTTCGCCCATCCAGAACGGGTAGAGCTAAACGTGATTCGCCCGGCGTTGATGCTTTTCGCGATGCTGGTCAGTTCGTCATCGAATTCCGTCATCACATCGATCTTGGAGTGCGAATGCAGCACCCAGATGTGCAAGCGCGGGCCGTCAAAGTCATGCAGAACGCGCAGCACGAGAAACCCGTGCTCTTTGCCATCAATCGCCACCATGTGCAGCGATGCCCCATTCGTCTTGAGCGCGAGGTAAATGTCTTCAGGAAGCCAGCCGTCGCCCTTCTCCATCGATTCGAGACCGGGACGCACGCGCGGCCAGACCGCCGCGATATCAGCCGGCGGCACAGGAAGCAGTGTCTTCATTTTCAGGTTCCAGTGAGGGAGCGGTTCTGTACCCACGTGCCGGGCGTTCCGGCCGCGACGCAGGTCCATCCGGTGATGACATAGCGCGCGCCAGCCGTACCCAGGACAGCCGGGGCGCTGTTACGCACGACGTCGCCGAGCTGATAGGTGCCGGTGGTCGGCGGTGCCGTGGTGGCATTCGTGACGGCGGAAACCTGCCCTTCCGTCAGGCCATTCACCTGCTCGACAACGAGCGTCAGGATCTGCTTGACCTTGAACACGAGATCAGAGCCGAACTTATTGCCGTCGGGCGGCGTCGGCAGTTGGGGGCGTTGGAGTCTCATGCCTGACCATCCGGAACGAGCTTGGGCGTATAGCCGATCAATTCCACATCGCCCTGAAAACTCATGAGCGCACGGTGGTAGCGGTCCGATACATCGACATCGAACTTGCCGTCAAAGTAGTCGCTGCTGCCGCTTGGTGTAAATGTGCCGCCAAGGGTGTCCCGGTGCTGCGCGGTCATCGTCGCTGACGCGGGGTCCTGTGCGCAGCGTAACCGCACGTACTGCAGCAGCGAGTACTGTTCATCGTCGCCGAAATCGCCCGTCGTGAGCGATGATTGCGTGGCCGAGCCGGTGAGCGTCTGAATCGTGTGCGTGGTGTCGATGATCGACGGCTGGAGCGCGACGCTCGTCCAGAAAGGGGAATCCCACGGCACTTGCGGCAAGTCCTGCCATACGTCGGCGATTGCACCGAGTCCGGTCCACGTGATTTGCCCGTTGATGAAGTCGACCGCACACTCGATCGCGCGATTGGCGCGGCCCCATCGATTCGTTTTGTAGTTGTAGACGATCGCGCTGTCGATCGCACCAGTGCTGTGATTGCTGACGTAGTACCAATAGACGAGGCTGTTGCTTCGATCGTGCACGCTGCGCACGACCTGCTTGTAAGCCGGATTCTGGTCGCGGAAAAACCAGTTCTTGACCTGATCGCCGATCGGCTGCGGCCGCGTACCGTCGAAGATGTAGAAGTTATCATTGCCGAGGAACAGATGTGCTGTGCCGATCGACACCACCGCTTCCTGACACGGTGCGCCGATCTGGTTCGAGATCACATTGAATGCCCAGATGATCGGCGGACCCTGATAGGTGCCGTAATACATCGAGGTCTCTTTATAGACGACGATGTCGGGTCCGAGCGCGCGGCCGGCTCGGATGTCGCCTGGGGTGTCTATGATTCGACCGTTCGCACATTGCGTCGCCTGACTCGGCGTCCACACGGTCTGATCATAGAGCCCTGAATTCCACCAGCCATCGGGCCGCGGGCCGTTCACAGGGTCGGTGGTATTGAACAGGAACACGAAGCCCGCCACCACCTCAACGACAGCGGCAACCGGCGCTTTCGCCACCACTGCGGCCGCCGTCGCGCCGGTTCCCGGACCGCCGATCGTGACGGTCGGCGTCGTGGTGTAGCCGGTGCCGGGATTTGAAAGCGTGATGCCCGTTACAGCGCCACCGCTGACTGTCGCCGTCGCGGTCGCGCCACTCCCACCACCACCTGAGATCGTGACCGTCGGAGCAGTTGTGTACCCGGTGCCGGCCGCCGTGACGGTTATCGAAGACAGCGGACTCGGAACGTCCGTGAAGACGCCAGACAGGCTCTGCTGCAGCGTATCGGCATCATTCGTCGCCAGCGTCACATTGCCGAACTGGGCGAAACGCCAGTTCCCCGAGATAGCCGTCGTGTATGCACCGTTCGTGCGCGAGACATCATTCCAGGCGCCCGTGCCTTCCTCGAACAGTTTCGTCTGCGTGCCGACTATCAGCCGCTTCGTGTTGTCGAGCTTGACCAGCGTCGCGCCACCGAGTGCGGCAGATGCAAGCGCCGGCATTCCGGCGCTGACAGGTGAAGGAGCACCGCGCATTCCGCGAATCGACGGAATCATCAGAGAGCAGTCGAGAATGACACCCGGCGTCGTCGGATCGATGTCGGGTGCGAAACCGATGAAGGCAGGCATATCAGGCGCTCTTGATCGAGAGCGACGATCCGGAATGCTGGCTGTCGTCGTCGTTGGACTGGATGTCGGAGATCGCCGCGTTTAGTGCCGCCGTCCACACCGGAATTCGTTCATCGTTCTTGATGAAGGGTTCAGCCTCGAGCAGCGACGCGTACAGGTAAATGTTCGGCGCGTCTTCGAGCAGCCAGTTCGACGTGTTCGAATCGCTCAGCGGCTCGATGTTCTGGTAGTAGTGCAGCGTCAGCTTCGTCTGGCCGTCGACATAGGTCAGCAACCAGAGCGAGTTACCGGCGATCGTGTACTGGTTGAGCATCCCGTTCTTGTTCATCTGGGCGCTCGCCAGATTCTCGGGCGTGTAGTCGAGCGGCTGGTCGCCGAAAGTCAAGCGGATGGCCTCGTTGTAGTCGCCCGGCAGCGAGACGAAGGGCTTGGATGGCGTGATGGAATAGAAGGTGCGCATCTGACGCACGCGCAACCGGCTGTTCAGGCGCACTTCGGCAAGCGCGATGAAGTCAGGGATTGAGTCGGCCAGATTTGTACGCTTCAGCCAGCGTCCGACTGAGGCCTGAAGGTCGGAATAAGTCGAAAAAGGCATTATTTGCTATACTCCGGTCGTGACTTCGCGGTGAGAACATCTTCCCGGAGGCCGGCGAAAGTCGGCTCCAGCGCCTCAGAGATGAGGTAGATCTGAATGGTCCCCGGGCGCGGCGAAGTCACCTCTTACTCCTTCCGTCGCCTTTCGGCACCACAGAAAACAGTTCCGGATTTCCATCGCGCCCATAGTTCAGCACCGCCTGATCTCGCACCGGCACGCCTGTCTCATTGATGCGCGGCGTCGGATTTTGCAGCGCCGGGCTGCGTCCAGCCGTTACGACCCGCGAGTCAGCCGACATGCCGCTCGCAATCTGTTGCAACAGATCGTCGATGCTGTACGGTGGCACCTGACTGGTGACGCGGCTGTCGTAGTGGTGTGTGCCACGGTAATAAACGTCGGGCGTAGTGAACTGCGGCATGCCAGACTTAGCGCGCGCATCATTGACGGCCTGAAACTGTTCGGGTGTCAGCGTGCCTATGTCGATAGGGCGCGGGCGCTCTCCTGCCGCAATGCGCCCCAGCAGCCCGCGCGCTTCCTTCAAGGCCCCCGGCTTGACCGGACCCATCAGCATTGGAAGCAATGCGCCTGCGGCGTCCGCAGCCGTGCCAGGTTGATCCGATAGAACTCCTGCATCCCTCATGCGCTGAGCAAGCCATTGCGAGCCGCCAACAGGGTCCGTGATCTGCGGAAAACCCTGCGGCAATACCTGACCGAGTCCCGCCGTCATTCCGTTGAGCGCTGCCGTTGACATATCGACCGGCATTCCCAATGTTCCGGCGACAGCTTCGCGCGATGCGCCGCTACCGAACTGGTCAAGCAGCCCCATCAGGCTTTCCCCTTCCATATCCGGAACGCCGACAGGTCCGGATCGTTGATGAAAGCCGATTGCAGTTTCGCGTCGCGATTGAACTCGGCAAACGTCACACCGCGCTTTTCGCACCAGGCCTCGATCATTACGCCGGGTACGCTCATCAGCGGGCGCATATCGGACGTGCCATGAAAGCCCTCGTTGTGCAGCGCCTTGCAGGTATCGACGAGGCCGTCGAACCGTTGCGTACGCTCCACGACGAATCCTTCGTCGGTGCTGTGGACTTCGATTTTTGATGTCATAAAAAAGAAGCCCGCCGAAGCGGGCTCCAAAGGACCACCTGGAGGAGATATTTACGACAGATCGCGGATCGCGAACGACGAGCGTTCTTCGCGGGCTTCGAGCGTCACTTCGCACAGGATCTGATAGTTCCGTGCGTCGCCAACCTTCGCCAGCTCGTAGTCTTCGAATGCCCGCAGGAACGACAGCGCCCACATGTCAGGATCGACGCCATATACGTTCGTGTCGACACTGTTCGCCATCACGCGGTCCGGGACCATCTTGATATTGCCGAAGTCCGAGCCGTAGAACGTGTAGGCAGTGTTCAGCACGGTCGTCTTCGCCGTCTTGTCGACGTCATTGAAGCGCGTCACGTTGCCGGTAAAGCTGGACGCCAGTTGCTTGCGATCCGGCGCCATCAGCGCCATCGTGACGTTGCCGCCCGAGTTGTACGCCTGTAGGATGCCGGTCTTGAACAGCGGTTCCGCGAAGGCGCGCGCGGTGCCCGCCGTCGGTGCCACGTTATTGACCGGATCGGGGGCAGCTCCGCCGGCACCCGACTGGCTGTTCGTTGCGATCCAGCCATTGAGTCCGCGCATCTGGCGCGCAACAGAGCCCGATCCAGCGACAACGGTGCCGTTGGCAATCGCCGCGGCCTCGATGTCCTTCTTCAGCTCGATCATCTTCTTGGCCTTCAGGCGCTTCGTTTCCTTGCCGCCGGCATGGTTCACGACGTCCTGCGTGCCCGACACGCTGAAGGTGTCCTGGATGATCTGGCAGCGATTGCCGAGGCGCTGCGTCGGCGTCTGCGCGGCGTAGGTGGCGTCAGCGCCTTCAACTGCGGCATTGCCCTTGTTCGGCGCGCGCAGCGTGTCGCGCTGCCATTCGTGATAGACCGCGGTCGCCTTGTTGCGGGCGATCGACGAAATGAACGGCGTGTCGGTCGGCGCCACGTTGAAGATCTTGTCGATCAGGTCTTCGCGGTTACCGATCGCGGCGTAGGTGGTATAGGTATTCGTCGGCATGTCAGTTCCTTTTCGGCCTACAGAAGGTCGGCCAGAGTGTCTCGGGACGGATTCCGCGCAAAGCGCTCGCGTGCGGCCTTCGTGGTCGCTTCGTCGGGGCGCGACTGCGTCGAAACTCCGGGGCGTTCAGCGCGCGGCGGCACGTTCTGCACGCGCTGCGTCGCCTGTGTCTGCTGTTGCATCAACTGGTCGTAGAGCATGGCTTTGCGGGCCACGACGACCATGCGGTGGTCATTCAGACTGTTGCGCTCGTTCGTCGAGAAGCCCACTTTCTGCAGGTATCCATCGACAGCCCCGGCTTCGGCCTGCGCCTTCGCGGTGTCTTTCCACTCAGGAATAGCGGTGAGCAGCTTGGTCTGCTCGTCGGCCGTACGCGCCTGCAGGTCCTGCGCCTGAGCCAACTGCTCGCGTCGCGTGAGTTCGGCTTGCGCCGCCTGCGCTTGCTGCAATTCGGCCATGCGCGCCTGGTAGGCGTAGTTCTGCCGCATGTATTCCTGAGGATCGGTGTTGATCAGCGCCGGATCGGGTTGTCCTTGGGTCAACATGGCGCTGAGCTGCGTCGTGTAGACCTGAAGCGCCTGCTGCAACTGCTGACGCTCCTGACGGGCCGCCTGAATCTCCGGCTCGGCCTGCTTGCGCAGGTTTGCTGCTTCCTCGAAGCGTTGCTGGGCGGCCTCGTACTTCTGGGCGTTCGCCAACAGTTCGCTATGCTTGACCTGCTTGTCCTGGCCATTCACCTTCAGCGTGTAGACGGGATCGTTCGGGTCGTCCGCTTGGGTGCCTTCGGGTTGGGCCTGCTGGCCGCCCTCTACACCGGCGTGGTTACCTTCGTCGTTCTCGTCGTCCGCGCCGGGGATCATGTCCTGCAGATCCGACAGCGAGCTTTCTTCACCGCCGCCACCGCCTTCACCATCGACTGCATGAAGCTGGAGAAAGCAGAAAAGCTGTTTCAGCAGTTTCGAGATATTCACGTGCTACTCCTTTGTCGCGCCCTTGCGGGTGGCGGTTAAATGAAAAAAACCACCGCAGAGGGTGGCTTCGTCCTGAAAAAATCGATGCGTCATTGACTGACTTCGAGTTCGATGATTTCGCCGGTGGACAACTGATACGCAGCGTCGCCGGCTTCAACACGCGCCGAACCGAACTGACCATTCCAGATTTCCGACTTCGGCTCCGGGTGCCAGACACGCGTTATGCGCAGGTCAGTGCCGCGTGCGTGACGCCATTCGGCGTGATTCAACGCCGAAACCCAGTCACCCCATCCATAGTTCGCTGCAGGAGGCTCTTGCGCTCCACTTCGATCCTCGCCATCTTTCCGGTCTCGATCGTCTGCAGAAGGTGCCCCTTCACCGCCTCCAACTGCTTCAAGTAAGTCCAGATCTTCTCGCGAGCTTCCGAATCCCTCGCCGGACTGTTCTCCCACTCCTTCAGGTAGGTTTGCCGGATCGTCTCGAACGCTTCCTTCATCAGTGGATGGTCGATCAGATCCTGCGCCTGCTGCGAGCGCGTCAACTCCTGCTGCAGCCTTGCGTCCTGTTCCGTTTGTTCCATTCGGGATTCCTCTGGGCATCACTGTTCCTCCGGACGGCTGGCCTGATTGGCAGCCGAGATTTGTGCGCTTTGCAGCGTCGTCGCAGCGGCCGTTTCAGCGACCTCAACGCGGCTTGCTGCGCCGATCTGGGCGATCTGCACAGCAACCGCCTGCCTGATGGCCTCCATGTGCGCATCGAACGCCATCTGCATGCGCTGGTTCTGCTGCTCGAGATGAGCCTGCAACAGGTCGCGTTGGGCTTCGATCTGGGTTTCCTGAGCCGATTGTTCGGCCTGCGCGCGCTGCTGCATAACCGCGGTCTGCTGGTCGAGATGCGCCTTGAGGATTTCGAGCTGCTGATCGGACTGTGCTTTCTGACTGTCGAATTGCTGGCGCATCTGCTCGATCTGCATGTCCTGCTGACCCTTGGCCTGAATCTGCTGGAGCTTCGGATCAGGCTTAGGTTGCTGCGGCGGCTGTTTGGACGGGTCGGTGAAGAACTCCTCGGCGTTCTTGTAGCCGAGCAGCGGCGGCAGCTTCGAGAGCGTGTTGTAGATGTTCGTGGGAGTCGCCACGCCGATCTGAAGTGCTTGCGCCTGCGCCTGCCCGAGCATCGTCACGTGCTGGATCGCCTTCGTCTTGTCGCCAGTGCCGAGCCCGACATTGACCGTCATCGCGTAGTCGTTTTTCCACGCGCGCGGATCGACGTCGACCCATTCGCCGCGGAGCTTCATCGTCATCGCGCGGTCCTGATACTGCGCCAGCAGCTTCTGGATAAGGATGAACAGGTCTTTCACGCCGGTTTCGGCGAAGATGCGGGCGATCAGCTTAATGCGTTGGTTCGACCGGTCGGTCATGGCCGCATTGCCGGCCGCCGTCTCGTTCATGATGTCTGCATCAGAACCCTGCGTGAGCTTCATCACGCCGGTGCGGTCCTGCTTGTCCTGATCGGCCATTTCGAGCAGTTGGGCCACGCTTGCGGTGTTCGTCATGCCCTGCTGCAGCGGCCCGACAGACTGCGGACCCTTCACGCGCACGACGCCGTTCGGGCGATTCGAGAGCAGATCGTCGAGATTCACTTCGCCATTCACGGCGTAGGTGCGGCCGTTGATCAGCATCTGCATGTTGTCGATCATGCCGCGCCAGATCGTCGTCTTCAGGCGCTGCGTCGGCATGGCCTGCTCTGCCGGCGATCGGCCAAAGAACAGGTGCGGCAGGGGCACGGCGCACAGGCTCGCGAAGGGAGGGCCGTCGATCGGCACGTTTTCGAGGATGCCGTTTCCGGCGCGCACGATCTTGCGCCACTCGGCGATGCCGTCGCCGTCGTAGTCGATCGGCATGTAGCACTCGGTCAGCCATACCTCGCGCATGGATTCGTCGCCGTTGCCGTCGTCGATCCGGTATGGCGCATCTTCAAGCGAGCGGCGCGTGATCGCTTCCTGGCTCATGTCGGCCGCCGGCATCTCGTCGGACGTGATGTCGTCGACGTTCGCGTAGCCCTGCTGGCGAAGATAGCTGATCGTGCGGCGCACGCGGTGGCCGCTGAATCCGTCTGTGATGCGTTTGGACTTTCGCGAGATCAGGAATTCTTCGGGCGGCACGTTCTCGACGCAAACCTGACCGCTGGCTGTAGTTCGGATGATCGCGATGTCATGCAGTTGCGGAATGGACTGCGGCGACGGCGGCTGCGGTGGTTGTGGTGGCTGCGGGGGCGGCATGCCGGGCTGCGCCGGCGGCAGTGGCTGCTGTGCCACCTGCTTATAGTGCTGCATCGCCTGTTGATACTGAACCTGTGCGGCCTGTAGCGCGGCGGCGTCGGGGTAGGCGCTGTGCTCGACCGGCTTGACGGAATTGTCCATCAGGATCATGGCGAGCTGGATGTCGGTCAGACCGCGGTATTCCTCGCGCACCGTCTTGGGCGTCGGGTCCCACCACGCCTTCACGATGCCGTTCTTCTGGATCAGCGTGTCCTTGAACCACGTGTACAGCACCTGCCAGCCCGGATTCATCTGGTAGAAAACGTGGTTCACGACATCGGTGGTCTGCGCTGCGGCTGGCTCGTCGGCCTGCTTGGTAGCGGAAAACTCGACCACGTCATCGCCGGCCGTGAAGATCTCGACGAGCGCCGGCAGCATCCATTCGACCGTATCCTCGACGTCGGTCGACACATACGCCGAGCGGTCGGGGATCGGGGACGCCGCGAGGTCGCCGGTCGGCAGCCCGAGATAGTACGATTCGGCCGTTGCGCGCTCCTGCGCGATCTTGCCGAAGCACCAGTCGTAGCTGTCGTTGATCTCCTGGTCCGTGACGTAGCGAAGCGTTGCATCGTCCATGGGGCCTGAAAGCGGCTGCTCTCCGGCGATGTCCTGATCTGTCGTGAAGTCGTCGGCCATGTCAGGCTACGTGGAGTGATGGGTAATTGAGTGCGCCGCCCCAATCCTGCTGGCGCAACGCCTTGAAGTGCTGGCCCCACTGGCGCAGCGCATCGGCCGCGTTCGAGTGAGAGTCGTGCTTCGGATAGTTCTTCCAGCAGCCGCCGTGCTTGTCCCACTCCTTCGAGTACTTTTCGAGGTGGTCGAGACCTTCCTTGCACCCTTCCTCGTCGAAATAGGCCGACGTCATCGCGAGCCGCGTCTGGTTGATGCCCACGGTCACATCGTCGATGCGAGGGATGATCTCGGTGCCGTGCAGGCCAAGATCGTTCAGCATTTCCTCGACCGAGCGGTTCGAGAACCCGGATTGCAGGCGCTTGTGGGTCGCATCGTGCGGGAGATAGTGCTTGCCGAACGTGTAGCCGGCCGAGTTGATGA